CACTGATCAATGACTTATATGAGAACTATCTTCTGAGAAAAAGGGGTGGGGTCATTATAAACTTACTCGGTCAAAACGCAGACTCTGGCGATCATTTGACTGAAAGTAGATTGATTAATGATGGAACAACAGGAGATTTATCTACTGGAAACAAACTGGCCGCACTGAGAAATGCTGGTTGGACAATACAGCTAGAAAGCTAGGGAAACGAAATGGCTCAAGGATTTGTTGCAAACTTAAACTTACAGGAGAGTATTACCACTCCGTCTGATAGGGCTATCCTCGATAATCTTGGGGGTATTGATATAACATCTGATATTTTGCTATTTGATGGTAACAGTAAGTTTGCTAGTGTACTCAGAAACAACCAACAGGAAGTGAAACCAACCGAAGTTTTTTTTGGAGACTTTGATACAAGTAAGTCATATAAAATCGTAGAATTGGGATCTGATCACGACTGGGTAGCTTTGGGTGCTACTTCAGCAACGGTGGGACAAGTGTTTACTCCTTCAAGTGACGGATCTTCAGATACAGGTAGTGGTGGTTTCGCAAAAGAAGTTTTCGTTAGATCAGACTTTGAGGGATTTTACGACAACAACAGCAATAACGGATACAGTATACGAGTTGTCGGAGCAAATAAGATAGCATTTTCTACAGATACAGTGTTTGCTATAAGTGCTGTGGGGGAATCGAGTACACTAGACTATCCATACAAATCTTATAATAGTAATGGCGAAGATGTCTTCCAAATAATTAGCGCAAGTGATGTAGCTGATCCTCCTACGATATTGAACATCGATACTATATTGTCTGGTATTGCTGGCGCAGATATAAACAATGTTACGTTTACTAGATCAGATACCATTACAAGCGATAACATCTCTAACATGAAAGTCCAAAAAATATCTACTAATGACGAAGCTGAAGGTGGCGGCAGTATTAATCTAGGTGAAGAAGGTGGCGGTAATGACGATGACGAAACTGAGGGCTTGACTCCTCTAGAAAAGATAGCATTTATAGGCAATATCGTAGCAAAAGTTAAGTATAAAAAATCTAGAGTTCCTCTCAACTTTTTAGATAACAATTTCGATGTCCGATTTAGACTCAATGGTCTAATGCAAATAGATAACGACTCTGTGTTAGAGATAGGATTTCCAAGAGAAGTAAACACGGCACTAGTTCAAGGAACAGAATATAAGATAATAGATAAAGGGGATACTCCAGATAGCTATTTTAATGGAGTCTCTGGCCTTTCACAAGTTTGGAGTAATGACGATACTTTCACAGCAGTAAACGTGGGATCTGGTAGCAGTAATGGGACAGCTAGTATCAAGGCAACAAAGCCGCCTGGTCTTTTCATTTTAAATGCAGGAAATAAGATTCGTGCATTCTCAGGATCAGACAACCCTTGGACAGAAGTAGCAAGTGGATCTACTCCGGCATTTATTACTGGTGGCGCACTTAGAAGTGAGCCCTCTACAAATATTGCTCAAGTGAAAGATCTTGTGCTTAAAGACTTTGCGTCTCCGGCTTCGACAGATGTTAATTTTATAAAAACGAATACAGCTAAGACAGCCACAGTATCTCAAGTAAATACAGCAAATATTACTATAGCCTCATATACTCACAAACTCCCCATTAGTGTAAATGGTGAGCAGTTCTATATACTTACACAGAAACAATAATTGCTATGTGTAAGTATCCGAGTTAATAAGAATCTTGTATGTACTCGACCCAGCGCCAGTATCGTTGGGCCCTAGTATATCGACATTTTTGTCTGGAACTCCATTTCCCGCCCAAGTGACAGTTTCTAGATCAACAACTTTACTGTCTGCTAAAAACACTTCCACATCTTCAAATTCTAATCCAGAAACCATTAGATTATCAAAAGTAGCTGTCGTTGCTAGCCCATTAAGTGTACTTGCAAATGGAGGAGCGGTGTTCAAAGGAATAATACAATACTCTCTATTCTTCTGAAGTTCAGCACTAACCGAATTATAGCTAGTATCAGGAACAAGAACTATTGTCGTGCCTGGTGCAATATCAGCATTTAGTACTGTAGATATATCAATGTAGGGATCAGAGGCACCGTCAGCACTGTGACTAGCAATTGTAGTAGAGACCCCACCAACACTATGTTGATCGATCACTGGAGCGGCGGGATCAGAGCCGGCAAAGTAGACGTAATAACCTGTTTGATCTTCGGCTCCATCCAACTCTTTAACATATATTCTAGTACTACCAGAGTCATTTGATCCTGCGGGTGCACCGCCTGGTGGAGTGACAACCTCTAATCCATACACTCCACCACACTCATGCTTGGCGCTAGAGTCTTGTAATCCTTTACTGGAGTAAACCACCATCAGTCCATTTTGACCGCCTATCGGGCTTGTCCCGAAATTCTCACTATTGAGCGTAGTTGCTGTTCCATCTCCAGCCACAGCACTAGGATGTGGCTCCCATGTGCTTAGAGCAGTAGTAGCGGCAGGGACAAATGTTGTTAGTCTAAAGGGGTAAGTGTGTGCTGTATGATTGCTCGATGCTGTAAGCAAATCATATTCAACCTTATAACCAATATCACCAGATTCTACATAAGTGGCAAACGGTCTATTCATAGAAGATGCATTGGAGGTCACATTTGCTAGTACTTGCTTTTTCTCTCGATTACCACCAATCAGCAAAGGAGAAGACTGATATATTCCCTTTAGGCCCTTATTCTTTACGAACAGTACATCGTGTAGAACGTGTTCATTTATACCCAATGTCGTATAGCTTTCATGTACATATATCTGCTTACTCTGAACTTTTTCGATAACTTGATATGCGTAGTATACGCCATTAGTGTTTCCTCTAGTTACGCTAGTGGAATTAAGGCACACTACAATCCAATCACCAACATCTATATCCGAGAATGTAGTAGACTCTATATCCTCGCCTATAATCGAGCCAGAACTATCCTGAATCTGCACTTGTTTTCTGACTATAGAGTTGGACGAGTATTCAGTAAAAACGTCTGTCGCAACTTGAGGTGGGCTAAATTCTAATGATATAGTATTATTTACGTTTAAATTAGTAGACGTTTTTTGTTGTGTGAAATTTACTCTGTTATCAAAGAAGTACTTGAAAGTATATTGGCCGTCAACATCAGTTGAGCCGTCATCAGGATAAAAATAGTTGAAATTGAGGGTGCCACCTTCGGATGGATCGTACTCATTAAAGTATTTACTGTCAATAGAGTCATTAGCTGGTCTAGGTCTCCAGAAGGCAGTATATCTAACATGACGCCTATTTCCTCTAGCAACTGGAGTTAGTGCAATAGTTCCACTATCTAGTTGTTCTTGATTAACATCAGTGACAAACGTCTGGATAGATCCTGTAGAATCTTCATTACCAACATTACCATCTAGTGTTGCATAATACTCATATTCACTACTCGTAGTATTATACTTTCTATATACTTTAACAACTTGTTGACTAACCTGGTTTAATTCTATAGTCATTCCCTCGCAAACACGAGCATAGTCATGTCTGCTATATAGTTTTATCTCTGTAACGTCACTAGAGTCAGCCCATGTTATAGGATAAGCTGTTTCATACTCGTCTTCGATAACGGCTTTTAGTGTAGTCCAATTGTTATCATTATTTACATCTTCTTCTATTAAGAAGTATGCAGTGGTTCGAAATCCAACATTAAATCGTCCAGATTGGTATCCTTCCCACTGAACACCACCTTCTGAGTCAGGAAAATCTGAGTTTACTTTATAACTGAATCTAAAGTCTCCGTTTGTCCAAAAATCTTCGGGGCCTACAATATCTGTTAATGTTGCGTCAACCTTTGTTGTGTGTAGTTTTTCTGGTGATAGTGCGTTAGCGTCTGTTGTTCCAGAGTTGCCAGTAGGAAGAGTAACATTTCTAACAGTAGCAGTAGCGAAGTGTGTATCTCCGTCTATAGCGGCTGTAAATACGTCTCCGACAGCATATGCCGCACCCTTATCAACAACTGCAATTTCATCCCATTTATTATCGTTGACTGATCCTTTATTAACGATTCGATACATTTGTCCTGTTAGCATAAAATCGCCAGTATGCTCAGAGTTTATTCCTTTAGCGTTTGTATTCAATCTATCTGAGGGAATAAAGTTTGCTGTCGGCCCAGATCCACCTGCTGTCCATAAGGGATCACCCAGAACAGCCCTGTAATTGTTTATGTAGTCTTGGTATGTTACTTTAGGAGAAACGTCAACTAGTGTATTTGATACGTCAGTTGCTTGAAGATTCGTGCCTGCTAATGAATTTAATAGGAATGGTCGACCCGTCTCTGGATCAACACTTTGACCCATACCCGTATTAACAAGATCGATCAATCCACTGATATCCTGAAGGCTAAATTGTAACTTATTTCCATTCTCGTCCAACTCGCTCGAAATATCATCGAGTATATTATTTAACGCTTCGACAGGATTCGTAAGATCTGACAAGTTCTTGTCTGCTCTAGCACCAAATTTTAAATACTTTGTTCTTGACATAATTCTTCCAATTAGTTCACATAGGGTTATTCTGTTATTTATAAATAACTGTAGTATCTATTGGAGAAAAAAGATGGCAATTAAAGCAAACATAACTATTGATCAGGGCGCAGACTTTACGGCAAACATTGATGTAAAGTCATCTGATGGTCAAGCATATAACCTTACAGGTCACACCGTCAGGGCGCAGATGCGTAAAAACTTTACTACTAGTTCAGTTACCGCACAGTTCATCGCAACTCACAATGACGCAGGTGGTGTAATCACGTTAAAATTACCCAATTCAAATGTTGTTGACGGCGATACAGTAACTCAAGTTGGAACAAATTCTATAGAGGCAGGTAGATATCTTTATGACGTAGAGATTGTGTCAACAGCGACTACTGTAGTAACTCGTGTTGTTCAGGGAACTGTTACTGTGTCAGGTGGGATAACTAAGTAATATGAGTGATGCTGACGAGCAAATCACAGCAACCATTGTCGCTGATGGCAACTTAGGCGTAACTATTTCTTCGCCTTCTGATAACCTAAAAGCTAATATAGACTCTGAGGGTAATCTAGTTGCGAATAGACTTTCTATAGGGCCTGATACACAGATAGATAGTTTAAGCAATGTAAATTTTTCACAGCCTGTTGTGGATAATGCATATCTGCAATATGATAAAAATCTTAACTCTTGGCACAACTCTACTGAATCAATAGAGCAAACAATTGATAATCGAAAAACTGAAGTGTATGAGTTTACAAGGCATTTTGGATATAGTACATCTACTAGCGGAAGTAGTTCTCAGTTCGGTGCAGGGTATCCAATACCAACTGGTAATGTTTTTACTGGCCCGACTTTTGCATTTTTTATACCTAAACCAAAAGGCGGATACGCAAAAAGGCAGAAATTAAAAATAACTGTTGATTACAGCTATTCTGCATACGAAACTACAAACGTCCACGGTAGTCCATACATAGAGTTTGAAGAGTTGGTGCAATATAATCAAACTTCGACTTTACCACTGTCATTCGAGATTGTAGAGATTGCAACAACTGAGCAATTCGGACCGTTCACCGGCGCTAGGGATTTTTATATCAGAGGAAATCATGTAGATAAGTTGAACACTATAACTGGCAGAGTTTCCTTAACGTCTAACTCTGGTTCGGGTATAAACGCTGTTACTGGACTAAGATTTTTGGGTGACAGTGTTTTCGGTACCGTTGAGTCCACAGAGGGATTCACAGTTATAACAGCAACAGACAATAATCAATTACTGTCGGTAGGAGACACACTATACTATAGTAACACTAATTTTATCGATGGTAATTTCGTAAGCTTCACTGCTCCTCTTAATAAAAAGTATCGTCAAACTTTTCATGCTGACAACACTAATGCGGTGACAACTAATTTGGTGATTAGTGAAGCGGGTTCTATTCAACATGAGCATGAAATCATCTTGCCGGCTACCCAGCAAAGTAGAAATGTTGTTTGGAGATGTGGCGTTACCACAAACACTCTTGGGAATACTGGCAATCTATATCTACATAGAGTTCATGTAGTAGCGGAGAACATATAATGAGTATTAGATACCGACTTAAAACAGTTTTGAATAATGGTAGCATAGATTACTTCGATAGGAGAATTGATGNAGGTGACTTAAACGAAAGAATGGACAACATAAGCACTATTCTAAATAATGTGGGCNNCCTTTGGCTACAGTATGGGGATAGTTATATCGATGGTTTGACTGTTCCTGCACAAGAGGTAATCGAGATGCGTGAAACATATTATGATGATAATGGTAATGTTGTGGGAAGTTATTTTGACCCGTATTTCCTATCTATAGACGTAAAACGTACAGTAAAACAATTTTATGATCCAGATAATCCATTCAACTTGAGTGTGGCAGACAGAGTATAAATAGATAATATACCAACAAATTTTAGGATATAGACATGGCACAGCCAACAAGCAAAACACAATTCAAAGAATTTTGCCTCAGAAAATTAGGTAAACCTGTTATCGAGATCAATGTCGATGATGATCAAGTCGATGATCGCATTGATGAGGCACTGTCATATTATCAAGACTATCACTTCGATGGTGTTGAAAAGACTTATGTTAAGTATCAAGTGACAAATTCTAGCGTTACTGTCGCAGATAGCATTGAACTTGATCCCGACAATAATCCACATTTTAAAGTTGGAGATGTGATTAAAGAAGTATCAAATGGCGATTCGGGTTCTACAGTCGGAACTGCATTCGCAACTATTGTTGCTTTAGACAACACTGCCGGTAAGAAAAGACTATTCTTTAAAAAGCCTACTAGCGGAACATTCAATGTAGGTAGTTATGTTACTAGCGATACATTTATGACTAAAGTTGATAGCACAACTAGTGGATCTGCTACAGCGATTACTTCTATTCATCAAGGTGCGTTCGAACTAGAGTATATTCCTGTACCAGAAAATATCATTGGCGCAGTAAATGTCTTTACTCCTAACTCTACGACTTCAATTGGATCAGGCATCTTTAATGCTAAGTATCACTTTGTTCTTCAGAATCTACACAATATAGTTAACTCTGAGTTACTTAACTTTCAGATGGCAATGTCTCATTTACAGCTTATGGAAGAACTGTTGGTTGGTAAAGTTCCCATGCGATACAATCGACATCAAGATCGAATTATGTTAGATATGGATTGGGACACACTATCTGTCGGGGAATATATCGTAATAGAAGCATATGGAGTTGTAGATCCTAACACATACTCAGATGTGTGGAAAGATCGTTTCTTGCAAAACTATGCAACAGCAAAAATCAAATATCAGTGGGGATCAAATCTCACTAAGTTCAACGGCATGACATTGCCTGGTGGTGTTCAGTTCAATGGAGAACAAATTTTAAGCGATGCACGAGAAGAGATACAGAGGCTAGAAGAAGAAATGTCTAATAGCTACTCTCTACCGTCTGTCGATATGATAGGATAAAAACGTGGCTAAGAATTATTATTTTGAGAACTTTGAAAACTCGATGGAGCAAACGCTCATCGAGGATCTGGTTATTGAGTCGATAAAAATCTACGGAATGGATGTCTGGTATATACCAAGAACTCTCGTAGCCAAAGACGACATCCTCAATGAAGATGATCTCTCAACATTCAGTGAGGCGCACATGGCAGAAATGTACGTTAAGAGTGTTGACGGATTTGAAGGCGAAGGAGACTTCTTGTCTAAGTTTGGCCTTGAGATTCGAGACTCAATCACTATGACAATCGCAAGAAGAACATACGAGTCTGAAGTAGGAGCATATCGTACATCAAATACTAGACCTATGGAAGGCGATCTAATCTATCTTCCACTCAATAATAAAGCATTTGAGATTCAACACGTTGAGCATGAGTCTATCTTCTATCAGATGGGGTCACTCCAGATGTACGATCTTCGTGCAGAACTATTCGAATATAGTGGCGAAAGATTTAGAACTGGTCAAAAATTCATCGATGAATTGTATAAAAACTTCGACACGTTTGTACCGACATATGAAGTGCAAATTCTTGACGGATATCAGTTCGTCATTAGAGACAACTCTTCGTCTGATACAACGTATACTGCTCAAGCATTAGAACTTAAAAAGGGTATAGAGTACACATTCGACCAAAGTCATATCTCTAATCGACATCTTTATAGTTCTCCTAGACTATCTTTCTACAATAATGGAACAACAACTGAAGCAGAGGGTGTTGTAACATATAGCGATAAAGATGGTGATGGTGGATATCAAGGAAATGGCGATCAAGTGTATTATCCAGGCTATCCCGGCTCTTGTGTTAAATTTACACCCCAGACTTCGGGCACATATCAATATAAGTCGTTAAATGGTGCAGACGGCGTGAGTAATAATAAGATGTTCTATACTAACGACATAAATGCAGGTCTAGATCAGGGAATATGGACAAAAACCAATATAAACGTAACTGCAACAGGAGTATCTAGTCCTAGAGGAACTCTAGATGCTACAACAGTAACATTCTTAGGGAATAATGCACCTGTTTTCACTCGTTTATCGCAATCTATGGCTTCTGCCCCGAATCCAGATGGTGTGATAATGAGTATATATGTTAAGAACGCTGATGCTGGTCTTAAACTGGAAGCATTTGGTCAAGTATCACAACAAGTTGTTGAAGAGATTGATATTCCATCAAGTTCAGAGTGGCAGAGAATTGCTGTATTCGCAAACACAAAAGACATCGGTAATGGTCAATTTAGTACTCAATTTGTAGATGGTCAACCTATGTTTAGAATCAGTAGTATTGATAACGATGTTGATCGTAGTGTTACTATATGGGGTGCGATGACTGAGTTCAATGCTTATAGTAAAACACAGGCCACGCCATATCAACAAGTTGTCGCAAGCTTTGATCCTTCTGGCGTAGCAGTAACTGGTAAGGATACTATCGTCATTGATGAGCAGGTCGACACACTTGCAGACAATCAAGCGTTTGAAGACTTTGGTAAAAGCACTCTTGGATCAGACAATTTCGTTGATTTCAGTAACTCAAATCCGTTTGGCGAGGATTCATTCTAATGTTTGGTAATCACTTTTATCACGAAACCACAAGGCGATATGTAGCAGTGTTCGGTACGCTATTTAATGATATCGAGATCACTAGAAAGAATAATGCTGGCACTTCAACACAGAAGATGAAGGTGCCCATTAACTACGCTCCTATGCAGAAGCTTTTGGCTAAACTAGAGCAAGACCCTAACTTAAACTCTCCTAATGCGATAACTCTACCTAGAATGTCTTTTGAGATCACAGGTATGACATATAGTGCAGAAAGAAAGTTGACTAGTCTAACGAAACAAGTTAAAGGTTCACCACTCTCAGGTGGTGGTGTGAACACAATGTTTACTCCTGCACCATATGATATTGAGTTTCAGTTAAACATTATGACAAAGTATAATGAAGATGGAATGAAGATTATCGAGCAGATACTGCCTTTCTTTAAGCCAGACTGTACTGTAGGCGTTCAAATGGTAGAAGACATGGGATACGTTGATATTCCTGTGGTCTTGAATAGCGTATCTCAAGAAGACAGTTATGAAGCAGACTTTCAAACTAGAAGAGCATTGATTTGGACACTAAACTTTACGATGAAAGGATACTTCTTCTCACCGACTGTGGCGAAAAAGCAGATTAAGTTCTCTAACGTGAATATGTTTCCATCACTCGTAGATAATACTGGTGGAACACATATTGAAGCAACTCCTACTGTTCCTGTAGCAGTAAGTCAGATTACAGCAGGAGTACAATACCAAATATACGATATGGGTACTGTAGGTGGTCTATATTTAGATAATATCAATCTACCCGCAGTTCAAGCGGCTTGGAATCTATTTGTGTCGGGTGACGCAACAACAGG